TGGGAGACCATCACAGAAAACCTAGTGGATGACGTGGCGGGGACGAAACGATACGTGCTGAAACAATTACTGGAACTGAGTAAACGTGCCAAGCAAGAGGGTAGCCAATTAACAGCATTAGAACTACTGGGCAAGGCATCAGGACTGTTTACACAGGCTGACAGCAAGGCGGAAGTGACGATCAGCAGTGATCAACTCAAACGTGAACTAGCGGGGCACTTACGTCTACTGCGTCAACGTCCTAGTGCAGTGCAGTCGTTGGGAACTATCACCGATGTAAACGCAAAGGCGTCAGTGCCTGTTTAAACGCTGACCGTGCCGACCCCACCGTGCCCCGACCCCCCGCGCCACGCAATGGGTCCCCCCCTCCCGCCTACGCTCCAATCCACTCCCCCAATTACAGTCCCCCTACCCCTAAGACCGTTCTCATGCCCCGCTCACCTGCTTCACGTGAAACACACCCCCCGGTAGTCGGTCAAAATGGAAATGGGTGGGGTATATATATTTTTGTTTAAACAGCTTGCGAACGTTCGTATTTGCGTTTAAACTATCCATGTTGGTTAATAGTGACCAACATTTACACACACAGGAGCACACACATGAATGCCTTTGAACTTCGTTTCCAAATGTTAAACACTGCTAGAGAGATGCTTGAATCTGAGTATCACTCCAAGAAGTCAAACAATGAGCAGGTCAACTGGCCTACTTTAGATGATGTATTGGAACGTGCTAGAAAGTTGAATGACTTTGTAAGCGATAAATAAAACGGGGGGCTTAGGCCCCCTCAACACGCATGGGGATTGTGTTTGACGCTATGCACATAGCATAGAAAGTCAGTAGTCCCCAGCCGTGTTAAGTATCAAGTAGAGAGTTTTAAGTATCAAGTGACAAAACGCAGACAACTAGTCTTAGACTTCATAAGGGCATACATCAAGATTCATGGTGTACCGCCAGCCTATGAGACTGTGGCTAAGGGTTTGGGTATGAGGTCTAGGTCTAACATCCAGAGGATTGTTCATCGTCTACAGGACGATGGGTACTTAAGGATTAAGCCACATAAGTTTAGGTCTATCCGTCTTGTGGATAGCTCAGTTAGAGAAATGGCTTCCCTATGAGCTTACTGACTCGTGAAGAGGTTGCCAACTATCTATCGATAGTTAGTACTTTGCCTCCGTTAGAGCAGGAGAAGATAAGACAGCTTCTTGAGTATGACAGGGTGGAGAGGTGTAGGGAGTCTTACCTGACATTCGTCACAAACATGTGGCCCGGGTTTATTTCTGGTAAACACCATGCCATCATGTCTGATGCTTTTGAGAGGGTAGCCAATGGCTCCCTCAAGCGTTTGATTATCAATATGCCTCCTAGGCATACAAAGTCTGAGTTTGCTTCTTATCTGCTACCTGCGTGGTTTCTAGGCCGTTTCCCCGATAAGAAGATTATCCAGACTGCACACACCGCAGAATTGGCTGTTGGATTTGGACGTAAGGTGCGTAACCTTGTCCAGTCTGAGCAGTATGGGAAGATATTTGATACCAAGCTATCCACAGATTCAAAAGCCGCAGGACGTTGGAACACGGATAAGGGTGGCGACTACTTTGCTATTGGTGTCGGCGGAGCCGTCACGGGTAAAGGTGCTGACCTTCTGGTGATTGACGACCCACATTCAGAGCAGGAAGCCAAACAAGGCAATCCTGCCGTCTTTGACGGCGTGTATGAGTGGTATACATCCGGTCCAAGGCAGCGTCTACAGCCGGGCGGAGCCATTGTTATTGTTATGACCCGCTGGTCTAAGCGTGATTTAACGGGGCAAATCCTTAAAAACAGCGAAAAAGACGGAACAAATGACTGGGAAGTGATTGAATTCCCTGCTATCTTGCCCTCTGGTAAGTCTCTATGGCCCGGGTTTTGGAAGATTGAGGACTTAGAAGCGCTAAAAGCTGAACTTCCAGTATCCAAATGGGAAGCGCAGTACCAACAAAACCCAACCGGCAACGAAAACGCCATCATTAAACGGGATATGTGGCAGATTTGGACGGGAGATTACCCACCATCCTGTGAATATCTCATCCAATCATGGGATACAGCGTTTGAGAAGAACAACCGCGCAGACTATTCAGCCTGTACAACGTGGGGAGTGTTTAAACATCCCGACAAAAACGGAGATATGAAGTCCAACATCATTGTTTTGGATTCATTTAAGAAACGCATGGAGTTTCCTGAGCTGAAACAAAAGGCTTTGGAGATGTGGAAGGAATGGAACCCAGATACCTTGATAGTTGAGAAAAAAGCGGCTGGCGCTCCGCTCCTGTATGAACTACGCAGAATGGGAATTCCTCTTCAGGAGTACACACCAAGCAAAGGAAACGATAAGATAGCGCGTGTAAACGCGATTTCTGACCTGTTTGCGTCCGGAGTTGTCTGGTGCCCAACAAATCGGTGGGCAGATGAGTTGATGGAGGAACTTGCTTCCTTCCCCAACGGCGACCATGATGACTTAGTTGACTCAACCTCTCAGGCCTTAATCCGTTATCGCCAAGGTGGGTTCATCCAGATTGAATCTGATGAGCCTGAAGATACACAATATTTTAGAAGTCGCCGCCAAGAACGGTACTACACGGTGTAACTATGGACTTATCTTACAAAAAGGTTGAGGGTGGCTATTACCATCCAGACTCTTCAGAGTACAAAAATTTTCTTAAAACGATTGAGCCAAACATCAAGGCTGGTGCAAAACCTTTTGGCCCGCATGGCGTGTATGTGCCAAAGGAAAAGATGGTAAGTCCGGAAAACTACATCCCAGCCCGCAGAGCTAACCCGTTAAACAAGTTTGGTGCTAAAGACAGAGTAGAAACCATAGATTATGGCTACGACAAAGAAACTATGGGCAATCTATTAAACGCCTATAACGACGCAGTCAAATACCACGGTATACCTAAGATGCACCCAGATGACCTAGCCAACATGGCGCTAGTCGAAGGACGCTCTAACTTTGGTTACAACGAATACAACAACAATAATAAAAAAGCCAACAAGATTGTTTCAGACTTAATCAAACGCGGGCATGACCCTTATGCAGCAGGATTCCCAGCAGCCCTTATGGACAAACAACAAACCGCAGAAAGACTTGGCGTGCCTATGCCCCAAGTATGGAATGGCGGGGGCAGAGAAGCTAAAGATTATGCCAAGCGTGTTGAAGAACATAAATACGCAGTAGAGCAACCAAAGAACCAACCTCTGCGCCAGTTCATTAGACAAAAGGTTGGCTACGTTGAGCCAGACCAAAAAGTTGCAGAAGTTGAAATGGAGCCAGAAGCGTTTAAACGTGGCGGTTCTGTAAAAATGCCCGACAATTACAGCCAAGGTAACTGGAAACTTATTTAAGGATTAAATCATGGCAACAAGTTCGATAGACAAAAGCCTGTACTCTGCCCCAGAAGGTATGCCTATGGGTCCAGATATTGAGATTGAGATTGAAGACCCCGAAGCGGTACATATCTCTATGGACGGTCTAGAGATAGACATGGAGCCAAGTGCAGACGATGAATTTGATGCCAATCTTGCTGAGTTTATTGACGACAGCGTTTTATCCAGCATTAGCTCAGACCTCCTAGAGGACTTTGACAAAGACCAGCGCGACCGCAAAGATTGGGTTCAAACGTATGTAGATGGCCTTAAATTGCTAGGCCTAAAGTACGAAGAACGCACAGAACCTTGGCAAGGAGCCTGCGGGGTATTTCATCCCATGCTCACCGAGTCTGTTGTTAGATTCCAAGCCGAAGGCATTATGGAGACATTTCCTGCGTCCGGTCCAGTCAAGACGCAGATTATTGGTAAAGAGACGCATGAGAAAGAAGAGTCCTCTCAACGTGTCCAACAGGACATGAACTACCAATTAACCGAGGTAATGACGGAATACCGCCCAGAGCATGAGAAGCTCTTGTGGTCTCTGCCTATTACCGGCTCCGCATTTAAGAAAGTCTATTTTGACCCCAGCAAAGGCCGGCAAGTTGCTGTCTTTATTCCCGCTGAGGACATTGTTGTACCTTACGGCGCATCCTCAATCGAGGACTCAGAGCGTGTTACACATGTCATGCGCAAGACCAAGAACGAGGTTCTTAAACTTCAAGAAGCTGGGTTTTACCGTGACGTAGAGCTGGGTGACCCATCCTATGAGCTAGATGACATTGAGAAGCAAAAAGCCGAAGAACAAGGCATGTCGGCTATTCAAGACGACCGCTTCCGCATTCTTGAGATGCATGTCAATTTGGATATTGAAGGGTTTGAGCACACAAATAAAGACGGTGAGAAAACCGGAATTGCGTTACCCTACGTCGTAACCATTGAAAAAGGCACTGGAGAAATCCTAGCCATTAGGAGAAACTGGTATGAAGACGATGTCCTCCACACAAAACGACAGCACTTTGTCCATTACCAATACATCCCCGGATTTGGATTCTACGGTTATGGTCTCATACACCTTATCGGTGGATATGCTAAATCAGCAACGATGCTTATCCGCCAACTTGTTGACGCGGGCACTCTATCTAATCTCCCCGGAGGACTTAAATCGAGAGGACTACGGATTAAAGGGGACGACACCCCCATCCAGCCCGGAGAATTCAGAGACGTAGACGTTCCGTCTGGAAGTATCCGTGACAACATCTTACCTCTCCCATACAAAGAGCCAAGCCAAACCCTCCTGACTTTGTTCCAAAACATCGTAGAAGAAGGCCGCTCGTTTGCTTCTTCGGGAGACATGAACGTCTCTGACATGAGCGCCCAAGCGCCTGTCGGTACAACTTTAGCTATCCTAGAGAGAACCCTAAAGGTAATGGGCGCGGTGCAAAGCCGTATGCATTACTCAATGCGCCAAGAGTTCAAACTCCTTAAAGTCATCATCGCAGATTACACGCCAGAAGAGTATGACTACGAGCCTGAAGAAGGAAGCCGTGCGGCTAAGAAGTCAGACTACGATGACGTAGATGTAATTCCGGTTTCTGACCCTAACGCCGCCACAATGGCGCAGAAGATTACCCAGTATCAGGCTGTCCTTCAATTGGCGCAATCAGCACCGCAGATATACAACCTGCCAATGCTCCACCGCCAAATGATTGAAGTTTTAGGCGTGAAGAACGCCCAGAAGTTAGTACCCACTGAGGACGATGAGATTCCAACAGACCCAGTGCAGGAAAACCAAAACCTCCTTATTGGCAAACCTGTCAAGGCTTTTATGGAGCAAGACCACAAGTCCCACATCCAAGTCCACAGAATGGCTATGCAAGACCCGAAGATTATGCAGTTGGTGGGCCAAAACCCACAGGCTCCAATGATTCAGGCAGCCATGATGGCGCATTTAAACGAGCATATTGGTTTTGAGTATCGCCGGCAAATGCAAGAACGTATGGGTTTACCCTTACCTACGGAAGACCAAAACAAGAAAGTTTCGCCAGAGTTGGCAAACCATATCGCCCAAGTTGCCGCAGAGGCCGCTCAACAGTTGTTCCAACAGAACTCTAATGAGGCCAAGCAGATGGCTGCCCAACAGCAAATGCAGGACCCAGTGGTCCAAATGCAGCAACAAGAACTCCAAATCCGCATGGAAGATTTGAAGTTGAAGGCGCAAAAACAGCAGATAGATGCTGCTGCCAAAGCTGACCAGATTCGTGTCGAAGAGTCACGGATTGAGGCTCAGAAAGAAATCGCTGCAATGCAAGTTGCCGCGCAATCCGCTGCCAAACGTGACCAGTTGCAAAAGCAACAGGAAATTGAAGGCACGCGCATGGGGTTAGAAATTGCCAAGAACAAGTTCCAAGCGATGCAAAACAGAAACAAACAACCTAAGGAGAAAAGTTGAATCCTGACAAACTTCTGACTTACTTAGTTACAGAAATACAAAAACTACGCCAAGACCAAGCTGTCTTTCTCAATGGAGGCGGTGCTAAAGATTTTGCCGAGTATCGGCATGTATGCGGGGTTATTCGCCGTCTAACCCACGCAGAAACCATTGTCAAAGACCTTGCGCAAAGAATGGAGCTATCCGATGAGTGAATTTGATGTATCTGCTGTGGATTTATCTGGCATCCTTAACCAGACTGCCGAAGAGAAAGCCAAGCAACTTCCTGACCCTACTGACTATATGCTTTTGTGTGTAGTACCCGAGGCGATGGAGGAGTTTGCCGACAGCGATGTTGGCATCATTAAATCAAGCCAATCCATGCATTATGAAGAAGTGCTGACCCCAGTGCTATTTGTAGTCAAACTAGGCCCAACAGCCTACCAAGATAAAACGAGGTTCCCTAATGGACCTCGCTGCAAGCAAGGCGACTTTGTCGTCGTGCGCCCCAATTCAGGAACTCGCCTGAAGATACATGGTCGTGAATTCCGAATCATTAACGATGATTCTGTTGAAGCAACTGTGCAAGACCCACGCGGAATTTCCCGCGCAGCCTAAGGAGCATTTATGCCGTTACCAAAGTTGGAGGAAGAGGAGTACCAACTCCCCGAACCTGAAGACACTAAGCCCGTACAGGGTGAACTCGATATAGAAATCGAGGATGACACCCCGCCAGAAGACAAAGTCAAAGCAACGGGAGAAGTAGAAGACGCTGATGACGAAGAGTTATCGTCGTACTCTAAAGGAGTTCAAAGCCGTATTCGTAAGATGACACTTGCGAAGAACAATGAACGCCGTGCAAAAGAGGAAGCCCTGCGGGAACGCGAAGCGGCTGAAACATTTGCCAAGCAGGTGTATGAGGAAAATAAACGTCTTAAATCCCAGTTGGAAGAGGGAAGCAAGATATTTATTGACCAAAACAAAAGCACCGCTCAAATGGAGATTGACAACGCTAAAAAGCGGTTTAAACAAGCATTTGAGACTGGCGATTCAGACGAGTTAGCGTCAGCACAGGAGGCTTTGGCAAAGGCAACATTGCGCCTTGATAAGGCTGAAACCATGCGTCCGATTGAGTCTCCTGAGATTCAATATGAAGAACCCAAACAAAATCGCCTTGCTCCCTCTACTCAAGAGTGGGTAGACAACAACAGCGATTGGTGGGGAAAAGACGAAGAAATGACTATGGCTGCAATGGGACTTGACAAAAAGTTACAAAAGCAGTATGGTTCCGAATACATAGGTACTCCTGAGTACTTTAAAACCATCGATAAAACGATGCGCAAAAGATTTCCTGAATACTTTAGTATTGAGGAAGAGGAAGACGACCAGCCTCCTGAAAAGAAGTCGCCACCGGATGATGAGGACTACTCACGCCGCACAAAGCCCGCTTCGGTCGTAGCTCCTGCTACCCGTAGCACTCCGCCTAATCGCGTCAAATTGAAGGCATCAGAAGCGACGATAGCTCGTCGTCTTGGGGTTCCTATCGAGGAATACGCTAAACAGGTCGCATTACTTAGAAGAGGTTAATGATGGAAAAAGTTGAAAAAGCGCAAAACCGCGCCCCCCGTGAAATGGAATCGCGTGCAGTTATGACTCGTCCTGCTGCATGGAGACCACCCGAGACTCTACCGAGTCCCGACCCACGAGACGGCTGGACACATCGTTGGGTTCGCATGTCAATGCTGGGAACCCCTGACCCACAGAATCGTTCTTCTAAGTTTCGTGAAGGATATGAACCCTGCAAAGCAGATGATTATCCCGAGCTAATGATGCACGCCACTTCCGATGGTCCTTACAAAGGGAACATTGAAATTGGAGGGTTGATGCTATGCCGCATTCCATCCGAGTTTTTGAGACAACGGGATGCACACTTCTCTGCGCAGAATAAAGCTCAGATGGATGCGGTAGACAACAACCTTATGAGAGATAACGACCCTCGTATGCCGCTTTTCAAGGAAAGCAGCTCGAAGGTTTCCTTTGGTTCTGGTTCTACTTAACATTTTCAAGGAGTCTTAAATGGCTTATCCCACGGTCTCGGCCCCCTACGGCCTAAAGCCTGTGAACTTGATTGGCGGACAGGTTTTTGCGGGTTCTACTCGTAATTTGCCTATCCAATACGGCTATGCCACCAACATTTTCTATGGCGATTTCGTATCTATCACACGCGGTTTCGTGACCCGCTTGGCAGTTACTGATGGCGGCTCTGCTTCCACTGGTGCTGTTAACTATGGTCAAACCGGCATCTTCTTGGGTTGTTCGTTTACGAACCCCATCACCAAGCAAAAGCAGTTCCAGCAATACTGGCCCGCTTCTACCTTGGCAGGCGATGCTGTCGCAATCGTGGTTGATGACCCTGACACCATCTTCCGATGCGCTGTCGTGACATCACAAGGTGGTACTACCATCGG